ACCGGTGGCGAGCGGGGAATTTGGGTTCCAGGTGGGACCCACACCTGGAACAGCCTGGAAAGAACGTGAGTGGGCCAAATAAGTGGGCCGTTGAATTGGGCTTTTTATTCAAAACTATCTCAAATTTACGAAGCCCATTATTATTCATTTGAGAAAAATTACATTAAACATAGTCCGTATAAATATACATTTATACGGTTACATTCTTGTATACATGGTATTCGTCGTTTACTTGGATATCTATTACTGGAGCTTCCTGTTGCATCATGATATCTATTATTTCAACCATGTCTTCTGATTTGAACTCTTCTATTGTTGAATCTCTATACATGATCCTTAGTATGTTCTTGATACCTTCTTCTAAAGCATTAAAATTGAATGGTGGTATGATACCGTGATGTCCGTATGGAATGGAGAATTTGTTCTTGACTAGTGCTGGTGACCTTGTTGAAAACACTTCTACGTCAACTCTGAATTTTATTTCTGATCTGAACTTGACGTTGATGATGAACAATATTCCTTTATCGTTGGTATATGATATAGTCATGATTGTTTGATGGAAATATATTCATTTGATGTGCATTTATAATTGGATGTGTCTGTTGTATGTGGTTGTGATTAATGATCGTGTCAAATTTATGTTCTTGTATTAATTAGTGTATGTGTGACTGTATTGATGTTGATGTTTGTGATTATAATTGAGAAAAGAAGATATTCATTCATTTGAATAAGAAAAGAAAGAAAAAAAAAAGAAAACTATATACATAAAAAAAACGAATAATAAAAATAACTATCTATTCAGAAAAAATGGGAGCGCAGCGAAAACGAAAACAAAAATCGATATCAAAGAAAATCCTGATAAATTAAATAGACAGAATTGAAAAGGAAAAAAGTAAAAAAAGATAAAAGTTATTACATTAAAAAAACTAAAGAAAAAAAAAATAAAAAAACTAAAAATGATAAATAAAAAAATGACGTCATCTGATGTCATCACAGTTAAAAACTATTTACTGCGGTTAAAATTTAATATAATTAACCACTTGGGTAAATATATTGTCTCCAATAGGTAAATTGTCTCCAATATATCGGAGACATATTGGAGACTCTGGAGACACTTATATGCTAATTTCCCATTTTACCCTTACTAATGTGACTGTAAGGCGCGTGGGAGTGCTCTGAAAAAGTAGACCTTCTCTCTCCAAAACTCCCCGGAGAAGACGATACAGGCTGATCCCGGCATCAATTCGCGACACGCGCGGCGGTGTGTACCCCTGGGAGGGTAGAAACCACTACGCTACGCAGCAGCCTTAGCTACGCCGGAGCTTAGCTCGCCACCGTAATAATATT